CAGCCCCGCCAGCAGCCGATCGAACACCACCTATTAATCCGGATAGGCCAGAAATTAAGTCTCCTATACCACCTTCAGAACCGCCTTCAGCCACAGGTAATTGAGCTATAGCTTGAGGCATCTGTTGGATACCTCCGAGTTGACCAAAATTAGCTCCCATAGGTTGACCTTCAGGGCTCTGTGGCTGAGCTTGCTGTGCACTAAGTGCTCCCCAATTAATAGCCATTTGGAGTACCTCTATTTTCTGCCTGAGCAGGGTCGATTTGTTCTTGTTGTCTCATATCTAATGCAGGGCTTTGAATAATTAGATTCCGGATACCTGTAGCCCAAGGTTTTCCGTCAGCTATACCTTTAAATACAGAGATACCTATCGGAGATTCTAATACATTTTTAATATTTTGCATGACTCTACCAGCTGAGGCAACACCAATACCTGCACCTATTGCAGCTCCAGCACCCGTACCAGCAGGTCCTAATACACTGCCTACAGCACCACCTAAACCAGCACCAATGGATCCCCCAATCATATGCTCAGCAAATACGTTACTTACAGTACCACTATCTTTGACCGGACTAGCTCCCATTGAAGCTAAAGTCTTTCGCACGCCTTTTAGAGCTTTAATACTATCTTTGGATAATACGTCTTTAAATTTAGAAATATTCTGATTAATATCAAACATAGCACGATTTTTATTAAATGATTCAGGAGCTTTTATTAGGTCATCTAGACTACTCTTAATAATCTGTTGTTCAATAATTTTGGAGCCACTTTCATCCATAACACTTAGCATAGCCTTTAATTGCTGAGGCGACTTTAAATTTTTCTTAATCAGATTATTTACTTGGGTAGCATACTCAGGTAAATTAGCCTTGTCTTTAACGGCAGAAGCGATATCATCTGCACCGAAGTTTTTAAGAGGTTCTATAATGTCTTTGTGGAACTTATTAGCAGCTTTCCATGCTCCCTCCATTCCTGCTTCTTTAGCTTTAGTTTCAATAGCTGAGTCAATAATATCTTTGACTTGTCTAAATCCTTTCACCATAGGAGTATTTACTTCTCCAGGCTTAAAGAAACGACTGGCTGATGCCAAATCTTGCTTAAGCATGATAGCATCTTCCATAGTCTTCATTTGAGTTGCTTGTAGTTGGAACCCCTGAAGTTTATCTGCTTGATCTTTAATTACAGAGTTTGCATGGTTCCATCTTCCAATATTTTTATCATATACTGACCCACTAGACTCTAGAAGCCCTTTAAGTTGAGACTGAATAGGTTTAGCATCAATCACACCCTTGAGTCCTTTAATAGCCTCATAATTCTGTGTTTCAATCTGACGAGCATTATTTACGTAATTAGTAATACTTTCAGCTGCTTTATCGTCCATTGTGAGTTGGTTATTATTAAATAAAGCTTTGTTCATATTAGCTGTCATTACTCTTAGCTTATCTTTGAGTAAAGGAACCTCGCCGAGTTTTTTAATTCCATACCCTGCCAAACCAACGGCTGGAGTCAAAGCAGCTCCGAACATAGCTGCTGAGTCCTGTGCTTCTGTATCAGTTCCTGCAATACCAGCTGATGTAACTCCAGCCACAGCGGCTTTAGAGGCCGTGTTAGCAACGGTATTACCGATCTTAGCAGCAGTACTGGCTCCAGCAAAGGGCTTAATAGCTCCTACTGGAGCTGTAGCTAATGCACCAACATTTGTAGCAGCACGACTAACAGCACCTACACCAGGATTTTCCATATAAGACTTTGTAAAGAAATCATCTGTCGAAGATGTCTCGTCAGTTCTAAACCACTTAGACAAATCACGACTAATATCCTTCTTAGCTTGATCAGCGATTTTAGGATCAGCGATGCCAGCTTTCTGAGCTAGCCACAATGCAGCATTAGTCCCAGTCTCAAGAATGTCTGCACCGGCACTTGAAATACCACCAACGATAGCTCCTCCAATACCAGCGGCTTTCTGACCGATAGATTGTTCAGGAGCTGCTTGCTGTGCTTGTTTAGGCTGTACTATATATTTACTCCACTGTGATTGCTGTGGAGCTTGTTGAAGTTGTTCAGTCTGCATAGACGATGATGTGCTTGGAGCAGCAGGCTGAGATTGTACTGTATACTTAGACCAGTCTGTCATGTTAGTACCTATTTTAAGCCAGCAGCTTTAATGATTTGTTCTTCAGTCATACCTGGGTTGTCTCTTAAAGCAGCTTGCATATCAAATGGCTGTCCATTCAAGCTGTAAGATTTAGACGCAGACTCCCTAGATTTTACAGTAAAGTCTACTACTACGTTATCAGGATTCAGACCCGAAGCTTTAGCTTTCTTTTTGAAATCTTCACTTTGCTGTTGGTAACTTTCTTTTTGAGAGTTATACAGTTTTGTAGCTCTAGCTGCAAAATCATTTCTTTGTTTATCTGCTAAGCGTTCACCACTGCTAATTTTATTGTACTGCGCACGAATAATATCCGGTACACCTGCGGAGTTTTGAGCTGTAGCAAATTCACCTTCTCGGACAGTAGAACCTGGATCAAGCATCTTCATGTAGTTAAATATTAACGCTAAGTCCCCAGCAGCCGAAGGCTCTGAAATAGAAGCTTGTACACGGCCATACGCATCATTGACATCTTGGAAGGGTTTCGTTATGCTAATAAATTGACTTCTCATCGAGTTCTCTTGGGTCGTAATCTTCTCTTGATTTACAGGATCTTTAGCTGTCAATAAGTCTAGTTCTGACTTCTCTTGAGGAGATAAGTTTGCTTTATTTTGCAGACTAGCTATTCTTTGTGTCTTCTTCATTTCTGGCGTTGAGTTTTTAGCAGCTTCTTGTTGAGCCATCTGATCCATAGCATCAGCCCCACCGTTTACAGCTGTAAAGTAAGTCTTTTCATTAAACTTCATCATATCTGGTGGCAGGCTTGATTTTAAAACAGACTCATCAATTAAACCAAGTTGGTATTCCCATTGTTTTTGAGCAGCTTCGGGACCATGTAATTGCTGAACTTGCATAGCAGCAGCAGCTGCACCAGCGTAAGTGATCTTCATTTGATTTGCAGCTTGGGCTGTATTAGCTTTAGTATCGGTCATCAGTTTAGCAGTCTCTGCTACCGTACGATCATAAACAGCCTGATTCTTTTTAATTTCAATATACTGTACGTAATTAGTTTTACGTAAAACATCCATACCCTGATCAACACTTTGGCCAAAAGCACTTCGCACTTGCTTATCATCAGCAATACCTTGCTTGACTTGATCAAGTTTTAATTGACTCATTTCATTTTGTGTTTTCATCCCTTCATTTTGTATTTCTTGGCCTTGATTTTGGAGCATCTGACCCTTGATACTCATACCTTGCTGTATACCATTAGCCAACCCAGCTATAGCACTTCCAGCTGAATCTTGCTGTTGTACTACAGGAAGTTGAGCAACTACTTTAGATTGCTGCTGTACGCTGCCAATTTGACCCCAATCGATAGCCATTATTTTGTCTCCTGTCTAGCTTCTAGCTTTGTAGTTAACATATCTACCTTATCTAACACGTATTTTAGTCGTTTTGTTAACTCTTGATTAGCTGCTAATGAAATACCTACAGCATCGATCAGGTTAATGGATTGACCATCACCTACACCGAAGACTTCTTTAAACTGTCCGGCATAAGGTCCGATATGATCGACGTTAATTCCTTTGTACTTCCACTTCTCAATATCTAGTTGATTTACCTTATCTAATATATCTTGAGTGTTAATTGTTTTAAAGTCTTCTTTTAGATGTTTAGCTGAAAATGCTGACGCAATAGAACCAATAGCACCTAACGCTTGACCAATACCACCACCTCCGGTTGACTGCTGGCCGATTACATCAAAACGCTGATTACCCGCAATTAGAGCCTCAGATCTTGCTTTAGCTCCTGCTAAAGTTGCATTTGCTTTAGTATCGGCTAATGAGGAGTACAGTGAGGCTAAGTTATTACCTTGGTTCGCATTTAATCCTGCTACAGTAGTAGCGGCTTGCTGACCAGAGCCAGCCAATGCAGCTAATCGATTTAATGTATTACCGTAGTATGTACTTAACGTATTTTGACCCCAAGAGTTTAATTCTTTTAATATACGTCCAGACCCTACATAACCTCTAGACGAGGCAGCTTTTTGAATTGCATCAATACCTTGAGTTAGCTCAGCTTGATACCCAGGCTGATTAGTAATATCATTTGCAATCTGCTCAGCTGTCATCGGACCTTGTGCTTGGTACTTGTCATACTCAGCCTTAGCAAAATCATAATTTGACTTATCAAGTTCATATTGAGGTTTTAACGCATCTAACTGATCTTGAGCAAGTTGAGTTTTAATCTTATCGGATAAATTCATAGAAATACCAGTTACACTTCCGTAGTAACCAGGACCTACTTGATCATACCCAGCAATAGACTGCCCGATGTTACCTTTACCACCATTTTTAGCATCAGCTACAGCAAATTCTGATCTATTATCATAAGAGCCAACACCTGAGTAGTTATATGCGGCATCAGTAGGAGTGTAATAGTCTACTTTACGAGTACCACTTGTAGGAGTCAATATTGAGTTATTTAAGATATAGTCTCTGACTGCACTACTATTAATACCCTTCTTCAGCTCATCAAGAGTTTTTAGAGTCGGAGCATTACCTGGGTTATATGCATTCAACTGTAAGTAAGAATTCAGTTTATTTAACGCTTGTACACCTTCTTGCGTATAAGGCTGCATAGTCTTAGCAGCAGATACGTATTGGGTATTAATAGCTTTAATGGCTTCTTGCATAGAAGCCGAAGCTTCAGCTCCGGCTTGTGCAGCAGCAGCCGACCCGTATTGACCAGCTAGATCTGCAGCCCATGGCGCTGTAGATTGTACTACTGTTCCGCCTGTTTGTCCACCACCACCCATTGACATAGATTACCTCTTTATTTCTAATTCGAATAATAATAAATCTTGATAACTATTCTGATCTATTATCCCATTCTTGATTAAACCACATAATTTAAATTCTGTTTTCTTTAAACCTGACAACATAGCTATATTGTTTGCTGAAATAGAAGCCAATACCTTAGTGTAGTCGGTCATTGTTCTTACATAGTCCTTAAATACAGGATAGCTATTAATTGCAACCCCAAGTTTTCTAAATTTATCCTTAATGTGTAGATGTACGTTAGCTGTAACTTTAGTGAAGGGCTGTAATTCATACATGCCAGCTAATACGTTTTTATACAAGATTATAATGTACTGATGATCTGGGTGCACATTTAAGTCAAACACTTTCTGTATTAACTTTGGATTTTTAGATCTAAATAGAGTTATCATATAATACTGTCTAGCTCGTCTTGTGTAGGTTGTGGCTTAGTATACTTCCATTCTTTGATATAAGCTCCTTGACCATCATCTTGGAGTATAATCGTATCTAAGAATACATCAGTTATACTGTCAAGCTCAGGATAAATAAGCTTAAGCTTTTCTGATAATGTCATATTAACTCCCGTGCTGCCTGCATCCAGACATTACTGTAGTTTGGGCATTTGTAGCTTCGACATTTATTGCTGAACCATTATCATGCCAGACATACATCTCAACGTAGTCTGTAGAGCCATTAAAATCAATTACTTCCGAGATATGTAGATACAAGTTATGAGCTGTACTAAATGTGATACCACTTGTAGCTGCATAAGAACTACCATTCTTATAGATGTATAAGAACCCACGTTTACCTGAAGCAGACATAGTAGCAAATCTAGCTTTTACGGTAATAATGTATTTACCAGCTACAGTCGGAGTAAATCTATAATTAGTAGCGTTATCATAATTACTGTTAGTGTCAAAGTTCTCGGTATTTAGTTGTACTTTTGTAAATGTAATGTCATTTATTGATTGGGATGACGATAAATATACGCTATAGGATGGTACTGTTTGCGTAGGATTAACCCAAGTACCGTCACCTCTCCAATATGTGGAGCTAGAGGCATTTGTGCCACTGTTAAGATTACTTACTGATAAGTTACCTGTCACATAATTAGCTAAGTCTATGTCTGTACCATTCCATACTCCAGTAGTAATAGTACCTAAAGTTGTAATGCTCGACTGACCTGCATAAGTAGGGGATATGGTGATAGTCGGAGTTTGTGTAGTGCCATTAGCTACGTCAATTGTACCTGAAGTACCAGTTACAGTTATGGTAGTATCATATGCTGCTGTGATTCTGCCTTTAGCGTCTACTACAAAGCTTGCGCCACCATTGATACTGTAACTAGCTGCTGTGACTCCAGTATCATCCATATCAGAGCTGGTTATAGCTGCTTGTGTAGATACTGTACCTGTAGTAGTCGTAGATTTTACAAAACCAGTAGCTAAAGAGCCTAAGTCTTGAGAATTAGTTAACGTAGTGTTAGGTTTAGCTAAAATATAAAAAGCATCTGCTGGCGCAATGCTTGACTCAGCCCCACCTACACGGGTAAACATCTCATAAAACCAACGACGGGCTTCTACGGTCATTTTCCCTGTTTTCAGGTCAACAATAGAATCTGGGATTTTACCAATTACGGCCATATATTACCTAGTAGCTTATACCGGCTTCGGCTTGAAAGCCTAAAACCGTAAAATTAAAGTCATCTGTTGTAGTCAGTCTAAAGGTATAGCAATAACTGCTTCCTAAGCTGGTCGTATATAAAGTACCATCACCACTAGTAGGGACTGTAAAAGTTTCGACTGTTTCCCAAGTATTTCCTCTATCAGTACTTAACTCTAAAGTAAAAGTCTTGTTTGAACCTACATTAGTCTGTACGTCTATTTGTAAACGACTTATAAAAATTCTTTTGCCTTCTTGATATACATGTGGAGTAACAATCTGTCGTTTAATAGCTGTACTATTTTCGGTATAAGTCGTATTTGATTGGATGTACACTATACCAGAATTGAAGTCTCCAACAAGTGACTTATCATAACAGAAAGCATGGCAGTTACCTAAAAATCTACCATAAGTACTAGAAACGTACGAGGAACGATTGATCCAGCTGTCAGTAGTAATATCATAAGTTAGTGTGACATTATCAGTTGGGAAGACCCAGTCAATAAATTCATGCCCACCTTTTGCATAGGCATAGCCTATGCAATCAGATTTAGTAGACAAGGTATCTAGTTTATTCATGATTGCCTTTGTTGCAATAACTTTAGGCTCGTAACCATCAGCCACAACAAATCCGTACCCACCTGATTTAGACTTAGCTAACCAGAAAGCTTTAGTAGCAGTAATCAAGAATGATCGGCGTGATGCATTACCCATTTCTATTAAAATATCTGATCGACGCTCAAAAGGGAAGTTAGCGTTACCGCTGTTAACCCAGACTTCTGTAGTCTGTTCACCACATAACCACAGTTCACCCTTATACGAGCAAATGCTCACTAGGCGATCAGGCTGTCTAAATTTAGATGCAAAATCTAAGGCTTGATAGGTAGCTCCATCTGAAATATTAGACAATCCAAAAGATACAGAGTCTAATTTTTGATAGATTACATAGTCATCTTGGTTTGTAATATCTACAGCAGTCTGAGGAAAATCCACATCTGTGATAGGAAATTGAGTAACTCCAGAGGTTACATTGTAATAATACCCATTCGTCCCATCAATAATAACTAACTGATTATTAGTATCAGAACCACCAAAGATAGAGACAATCTTAGCAAAACCTGAAGAAGTTGAAAGATTAGAACCTATCTGTGTAAAAGCCCCTCCTGAGCCAATGCTTCCAAATTTATTTCCAGCCACAACGTATAAAATATTATTATGGGTATACAAAGCTCTGACATTACTTTCTCCTGTAGAACAAAAAGAAGTTAAGCCAAATGTAGGCATAGCAATATGCTTGTACTCACCTTTAACCTGAGTAATGCTTTGATCTTCCTCGAGATACATGTTAGTCAGTTCAGATCTATTTTGATCTGGACTTCTTCCGGGTGTATGTTGATTTAAGAGATCTAATAGCATTAGTATGAATCCTTATCTTGTGGACATACTTGGATGCTGCCATTATTAATATCATTTAATTGCATGTCTAACAGACTTCTTTGGGCATCAGCTAAAATAGTCTCAATATCTCGAGGCTTTATACGGTAAATAGGCGCTGCTTTAGCTGCAAGCGTTAGTGTGAGTGTTTCGAGCCATTCAGCTGGAAAGTCTGGATTATTAGAACTAGCATCAAAATCTTGGATTTGTCTGCTATAAGAGAATTTTAACCTGCCGACACAATCAGTCATAACTGGCCAAATATAAAAAATACCCGTAGATCTAGAAGCGTCAAAGAAACATTGTGTAACAGTTGACCCTTCTTGCGTCTTGTCACTTAGTAGCATAAATTCATCACGGCCAAGCATTTTGACTGGAATATCAATGCCTGAGCTATTCCTAAACCGGCAAGAACTTACATTTAGGGGTTTATTCGATTCGGTAGTATACGTAAATATGGTATTCCCTGAACTTGCAGTACCTACAATAGAAGTACTTAAAGTTACTGACGTTGTACTATCTACTGAAGTAATAGTCATCCACTGTCTTGTTCCATCATCTAGTTCAATACCAATTTGATCATTTGCAGTCATACCTGTGGTGCTTGTGACTGTAGCTGAAGTTCCTGAAGCTGACGCGGTCAATTCAGTTTCTACTACGTTATCTCCGGCTATATTTCCACTACCAGTTATAGTGTATTTATCTGTTCCTGAAGTCAAGAATAACGTACCTTCTTCTTCAGCCCAGACATGAATACCTATCTTTTGCCAGTGTTTAACAATTTTATTTAGGATTGTTAGACAGAGGTTTAAATCAGCCGTAGGAACAGTGCCACCAGGCCTTACAACCCCTAGCCTTGTTAGGGCATCGGTAATAATCTGTAAAGCAGTTTGATTATAGTCATAACTATTTGATGTTGTCATTATTCTATCTCATTACCATATATGTTAGTGGAGTCATCCCAGTACCACGTTGTATCATTCCAGTCTAAGTCTGTGTCATCCCATAGGGTAGTTCCAAAGTCCACAGCTAGATTTTCAAACTTATAGATTTGAGCTTGTGATACAGGTTTATCATCAGCCCCAATCATTAATTGTGGCTTTTCTAATGGGTGTTTCATTTCATGACAATCCCTGTCAATACAGCAAAGTAGACCATTACGATTCTTGCGAACCATTTCTCTTTTGCGTGTACTTGCACATGTAGCACACGTTACGTTATAAGAACCCTTTTTAAAATAATTATCAGACATTCTATACTCGGTAAAAGAAGGAAATTTGAATAGTTCTTGTAGTATTATTCTGTAAAGTCGGTGTAATAATGTTTTGAGTATTAGTAGCTGGGTCTATATAGAATAGTCTGAAATAGCTTTGACCTACTACGGGGTTAGCTAAGATAGTGTAGTAAGTAGCATTATTTAGACGGATACCATTACCACGGAGTATTCCTAAGTCACTAGCTCCGACCGCTACGGGTAAAGCTATACGTAGATCCCCTGATCCATTACCTTCCGCACCACCATCCCCAGTCAAAAACACTTGGACAAAGACAGTGTCCCCTATACGAGTATAAAGACCTGAGTTAGTCGTATATACAGGGATGGTATCACCCCCCACGCTCGATGTAACCGTAGGAGTATAAGACGTCCATGGTATATAGTTACCTAACGCCCCACCACCGAAGTTAATGCTTGTAGCTGATGCAACACCTAAAGTCGGAGTCACTAAAGTGGGAGAAGTGGCAAATACAAGACTGCCTGTACCAGTTTCATCTGTAACAGCTGTTCTTAAATTAGCGCTGCTAGGAGTTGTTAAAAAAGTACTAATACCCGCAGCTAATCCGGTTACCCCAGAAGAAATAGGAAGTCCGGTACAGTTAGTTAAAACACCTGCCCCTGGAGTACCTAGTGTGGTTGCTGCAAGAGTAGCTACAGTCAAAGTACCAGATACTGAAAGACTAGTAAATGATGCCGTACCACTGAAAGTAGTAGTACCATTAATAGTAGTGGCTCCGCCTACTGTACCTAGAGTCACATTGTTGTTAAATCCAGTAAGAGTCAATGCTCCGGATGCTGTAGTAACTGTCGGACACTTAATTGTCCCTGATGCATTAAGATCAACAGCAGTAATAGTACTAGAAAATGTAACTGCTTCCGCTATTGTAACTACGCCATTAATGGTTGTAGTACCGGCTGTTGTGCCTAGAGTCAGAGCATTATTAAACCCTTTAACGGTCAAAGCACCCGTTGTAGTAGTCAGTGTATTTGCAGTTAATTGCAGATTACCTGAAACTACCCCAGCTGTACTTACCTTATAGCCTGTAGCATTACCAGCGCCATCATATACAGTCTGAAAAGAGCCAGTTACGCCAGTTCCAGCATTATCATTATTAAATCTTAAAAGATCAGCTTTAGAAGCTGTCACACGACCTGATAGTGCTGCCATTATAATACCTTCCCATATGTAGCTCTAATATATATTGCTTCTACTAAAGATAGTTTAGTCAAATCTAAGAATAGAGTGTCAGAGTCTGTTTGAATAATTACATTAGCATCTACTATGCTAACATTTAAAATATCTGATTTTAGTATTTCTAAAGCTGTCATAAAACCTCTTAATTCACAAATGCAGATACCCAAGGCACCGCGATAGTATTAGCAGCTATAGTCCAAGCTGTAGGACTTGTAGCTGTAGAAGGTCTAGCAGATAATGTAGCTAGTATTCCAGATTGAATATCATCAGCTAATCCAGCTCTGATTACCATCGTAGTAGTAGCTTGATCTCCTAAGACTAACCACAAAGTATCATTTATATTTGCTGGAGTGCTTAGTGTTATTTGTACGTTTTTTACACCGGTACTATTAGCAATACCACTTATATCAGCATACCCCAGTCTAGTTAATGTGGGATTACCATTTAGATTTACATTACCTTTAAATATTGCAGCTTCGGCATACGTGATAGTAGCACAAGCCGTAGTTACGTTAAAACATACATTTACTGAGGAACTGACTTTTGGACTTACACCTAAATATGTAGCGTATGATGTAGTGCTAGTAAGACTTAGAGTAGTTGACGTATTAGCAGCTTCTAATATAGGAGAAAGAAATTGACTTCCTACTAAAGAAGATGATCCAGGTCTTTTTGAGCCTGTCGAGTCTGTAATAACCCAACCACTATTAGAAGTATATAATAAAGTATCACCTGAGTTTAGTACCCAGTTTACTAACACTCTGTATGTACCATTGTTATTATAGTTTATTGTTATTTGATGGGCTATAGTATCTGTATTGTTAATACTAATATATTTTAATTGTCGTTGAGTAGAACTAGCCGGACTAGACACAATTGTTACGGGAGTAGTACCATTTAATACTATATCGGAAGATGCTGGACTAAAAGTCGAGGTAGTTATATCACTATAGGCACAGGTGACATCTGGATTATTAGTAGCTGCTGCTACATCCATGACTGCAGTTATGCTTTTAGTAGTAGAATCTAATATAATCATATATACCTATTAATTTAAATATATAGCTGTTATTATTAAGGGGTTATTACCAGTAATAGTACCTAATCTTAAAGGAGAGGTAGTAGATATCCTAGCTCCAGCTTGAGTGTGCATCACGTTACTGGTCAATTGAGTACTATAAGCTGTAGTAGTAGTTCTTAATGTAGGTGTTGTTGTAGCTTGATGAGCTTGTAGTAAAAATATAGCGTCTCCAGGCTGAATTGATGGAGATAGTGAAACGCTAATATTCTTTATTCCAGTACTATTAAACACAGAGCTAGTATCCGTATATCCTAAGACTTTCATTTCAGCTACATTGTTAGCTATCATTTGGGAACTTTGCATCGGACCTTTATACACCCCAATACCTACTTCTGAATAAGTAGTTCCAGACATTGCTGTAGTAACGCAACTTATAATAACATTTACAGAACTAGATGATTTTGTAGCTATCCCCATGAAATAAGCTACTGTATTATCTGTAGGAAAACTCGCAGATCCAGATATAGATCCGTATACATAACTCACTGGTCTTAAAAAAGACTGAATAACACCCGGTAAAGATGTAGATACTTTTATATTACCATCTTTTTGATAGCATTCAAACCCAAGACCCTCTGTATATTGTAAAACTTCATTTATTGCTAATGTAGCTTTGTAAAGAACTCTATTAGTAGAGTTATTATTTAGTCTTATAGTAATAGTATGTGATACGGTATCGGTATTATTAATACTTATATACTTTACATGCCTTTGAGTTGAAGCGCTAGGAGCTGACACAATACTTACAACAGACGTACCGTTTAAAGCACCATCTGAAGATTTAGGAATAAAAGTAGTGGTAGTTATGTCATCATAGGCTACTACATAGTCTGGGTTAGAAGTTGTAATAGCTTCCCCCATTAAAACATCGATACTTTTAGTAGTACTGTCTAAAATCATTTTATATACCTAAAGACACTATTGTTCGGACTTGTGCGTCAGAAAGACCGCTTCCACTACCACCACCTAAAGCAGTAAACGTCACAGGACTAACCGCTGTACAGACATAAGCTGCATGGTCATCCGTATCTACCCAGATATCATCTACCGTTAAGCCTTCAGCAACGGTTGGAGCAGCTGATTGCTTAAATAATCGGAATAACTGTCTGGCACGAGCAAATTTAGCCATTATTTATTTCTCTTAAAAACACTGAAAATTCTATCTAATAAGCCGAGTTTTCTAGGAACTTCTGTAAGTACTTGTTTAGTAGGTAAAAGTTTGTGTTTAGTCTGACACTTTGGACATATAACAATAGCTACTACATCAGTCGGAATATGCTCAGTAGGGATATCATCTTCACACACATTGCAGACTAAGTACTTCATATTAATCCTTTTTTCTTAAATAAAGAGTAATATCGTAACTATCACCTGAACTATGACCATTAGTAGTCAATAAGATATCTCCAGTATCACCAGCTCCAGCCGTACTTAGACCACCTGTCTTTCTGAAGTCTCTTTTATATCGTCCTAAACCGCCAATACGAGCGATTGGTACGTCTGTAGTATGGTCAGCATATAGGTATACCTGCATACCCGCAACATCAGCGTCAATGCATTCTACGACAAGCTCAGTGGGTTCCAAACCATTAGGTCCAGTCAATGTAGATTTATCTACTTTAGTGACGGCAGTTTCGCCTGTGCCATCTGACAGGTTAGTAATTTTAACTACATAACGGACAGTATCTTGATAGATTACTGTAGTATTTACTGCGTCAGCCATTTTATTTACCTTTTAGTGTTCGCAATTCGCGAATCTAGAACATGAATTAGTGGGGACATTTATAGTCCGTCCCCTAGACTTTAGTTTGTATAACTTACTGATACACCAGCAGCAGTACCTACTACTGTCACAGCTTTACTAGCACCTAGTGCCGTAGAACCTGCGTTACCAGCAGTACCGTTTAGTGTTTCAGTACCATTAGCATAAATCTTGCCAGCATTTGCACTAGCATTGATTATGACTAATACTTGACCAGCTCTGATCGAAGGAAGCAATACACCATCATTAGCATTCCCAGTAGTTACTACAGTGATATCTTTAGTGATAGCTGTAGCTCCTGCTTGGGTCTGAGTAGTACCAGCTGTTACAGCTCCTACGGATCTGACAGGAGCATAGCCCCCTACAGCCGGAGTAATTGTACCAGCAGCATTACCACAGTCTGCGATAGTGATGGTAGTTGCCTGACCATGACTAGCATTTGTAAGTGTGACGACATTAGCATCAGCAGCATTAGCCGTACCAGTAATCTTGATCGCATTGACAGCGTCTTGAGAGTTATTACCAGTAGGAGCTACACAGACTGAGTCCTTTGACGTCACGTTATCTTTAAAATAAGACATTAATTACCTCGTTGAGTCAATACCGTATCCTACGATTAGATTTGCATATGACCCTTGATTGACTCTTAGGGGGAAGGACACCATCATGATGCCCTGCCCATAGAGTGTATAGTTTATAGAGAGAAATAAATCCCACGGAAATCATCCCAACCAGCGCTGATACGCATGATTGCTCGATAGATACCTTGTGCAGTTAAGAACACATTGTCTTTATCGATTTGAGCTTCTTTTCTGACATAGAACTTCAGACCATCTGGATGAGTCGTAGTGACTTGCCATTGGGTCGTACTGGTCAAATATGGGTTTACAACCACATCTTTAACAGTGCTCATGTCTTTCAAGAAGTTGGTATCATTGTTAGCGGTACCAGATCTCAAGAGTGAGTGCAAGATACGATGAGCTTCAGCTTCTTGTTCAGGGCTGATAATCAAAGTATTGATTGCTAATTGTTGATACAATCCACGGTTATCCTTAGCACGTTTGATCTGAGTTCTGATCGCTTCTAGAGAAGCTTCACTCAAATCTGCACCGCCTGAAAGGATGTTAGACTGTAGACCACTTGCAGTAGGATGGCTAGCTGATGCTAATACAACACCGTCACCACCTTTTTGCGTATAGCCTGAGGTAGCTGCATAGTTGATTACGTTAGCTGCTACGATTTCTTTCGTCACCATTGCTGCTCGTTTCAACATATCAGTAAAGCGTGAAGCTTGACTAAATGCAATACCATCTTCCATCAATTCCATAGACATTGCAAAACCTAATGCAAATGTCGTATGTTCGTAGACGGGCTTTTGTGCTTCTTGACTGGAATCAAGTAACACTGGACCATCTTCATGCTTAGCGGACATCGAGCTAAAACCCGTGATCGTAGCATTTCTTTCAAAAGCTTGATTCGATTTTAGGACTTGAAACATACGGTTATGCAAAGGAGCAATATCCGTAGGTCTTGTGCTAAACCACTTATCCACTAGACCAGATATAAGGTCTGAATGAAAATTACCACGTTGAATACTCATATTCTATGCTCCTCTTATGATTGACTGTCAGTTGATTTTAAAGCCGGAGCCAAAATCATAACTTCGAGAATTGCGCCACCTGATTTAGCAGCGTAGTTATCGCCACCATTAGCAGGAACACCTACAATCTTAAGATCAGCAGCAGAAGTCGTAGTAGTATTAGAGTCAATCATAGTCCCAGAAAGACCTGTTACAGTCGAACCAGCAGCTACAATGACGTTAACATTTTGCATAGCACCTACTACAGCAGCGGTAATTGAACCACCTACTGCATCTTCTTGAGCTTCATATACTGCATCTGGATCAATAATGACGTTAACATAACGAGCAGTAGAAGCTGCACGATAGTTACCAGTCAAAGGAAGAGACCCGTCTGGCTGAAAGCTCTTAACCACACCTAGCAAGACATTACCTGTCGCTGCTCGTGTAACTACTGGAACCTCAGCAGCCGTATCCATCGCACCAGTAGTGGGAACTAGTGTTACTAGATCACCTTCTAAAAGTGCGGTAGAGTCAGTTGCAGGAACGTAAAATTTAGCACATACTGGGGCTTGCCCGTGTAGCGTACGTTTAAATCTTAAACCAAAACCTGTTGCCATAAAATTTTAAACCTCATTACCCGATATAAGGGTAATCGTGCCGAAGCACTATATATCCTTTATATCGATTATTAATTTTCCTTTGTTATTTTACCGTACTGATGACCATCTGGGATAAACGAGTTACCACCACCATCTTTACCACGGTAAAGCATAGCAGTCTGATTATCAGCATTTTCTTTTTCAATTTCTCGTAACATTTTCAAATTCTCATCAGAGATTCTCATCCAGATTGCTTTACGCGAACCAGACGCTCCTCCGACTTCAAATTCTCTAGGCGTACCATCAACTTCAGGCTGAGAGATGGAACCTGTACCAGAACTCATCGGGTGGGTCACAACTTCATAACCTTTATCGAGGTATGTCTCAATATTACCAGGCGTTACATTACAGATGCGGTAATTGAATCCTTTCTCTTTGAATTTATCATCTAAATATAAACGCGATGTTTTATCTATTGCGTTTCTGCGCATTGCTTTCTTTTGTTCATAAGACAGCTCTTCTTTGGTCTTATGCTGTACGTCTTTGGATTCTATATCTTTTGACATTTCTTTACCCTCTAAGGTTAAACTTTCTAAGTTGGTTGACTTTGTAGTAGCTTTGTTAGCCATTAGCTAAGCCTCCCAGATTTCTCTAATAATTCCATATACTCCTGAATAGTATATGAAGGATCTACATTTTTGATACTCTCAAACTGTCTGCGTTGATCGTAATCTAATTTACTCATGGACGTTGACCCCTTCTTAGACGGAGTACTGTCACTAATTGAGACTTTTGACACAGCCTTTGGAGCCTCAAACTTCTGAGGGAAAGCTGTTCTTAACCTTTTATCAATATCTTGTAAAGCTATATTCGGATCGATGTCAGGGTTTTGTTGCATATAATGATTAGCTCTAGCGCCTACTACAGCACGCATTGCCTCTCTTACTGCTTGTTCTGCTGGATCTTGACTGTCTTCTAATAACCAAGACTTATTCTTTTCTTTCCAGTCCGCTACGATCGGATCTTCTTCTGCCGGAGCAGCATCCTGCTTCGGAGCTTCGATCTCTTTTACTTTAAGCTTTACAGCTTCTAATTCTTGTTCTACTGCTAATACTCCGTTAATGTCTCCTTCATTAATCTTTTCGAGTTTAGCTTGGTGAAGGGCATGAAGTTTTTCTTCTTGCATTGCCTTTTTAGCAGCTCTTTGATCCTCTACAAGTTGTTTAACAAGGCTTTTAAGCTCTTGTACTTCTTTAGAGGCTACGTCTGCGTGTTTAGAAGCTTTTCGTTTAGCTTCTATTAATTCACCGACTTTTTTGTACGTTTCGGCATCATATTTACCATTGGGATCCCATCCCTTTTCCATTTGTTCTATTTCTAGTTCCGTAAATTGACGCTCTTCTGAGCTAGTTTCTTCTTTGGTTTCTGCTTCGATTAGTCCGAGCTTTTTAGCTTCTTCTTCGACTTCTCGGTTAAAACTTTCGATATGCATCTCTTGATTTACTTCTAGAGATGAATCTTGACTATTTTCTTCTAGTCCAGCTTGATTCTCTTGACTCATTTTAAACCTCACTTGGGTAATTACTGATTATCAGAAATACTGCATAATATACGTGTATCCTGAATTACTCGTCTTTCGAGCTTATCTTCTGCATCTCTTGCAGATAATACTGTATGGCCTTCATACCTCGGAATGACTACTCGGTCTCCAACCTTTGGTCTGTTTTCAGGATGTAAATCATCAAATGAGGATTCTCCTAAAACTTCTATGATAGCTTCTTCTCTAGCCATCGTAGCTCTCGTTCCTTCAGCTTCTATAATGATTCCTGACGAGGATCTGACCTCTCCCGTTTCCATCTTAATTATCAGATTCGGGCCTAACGGTTTGAACTTCTTCATCGATTAATTCTCTCATAAACAACTCTGTGTTAAGAATCGATTCTAAAGCGTAAGATTGCCCTCTCAATTGGCTTACCTGATGTAGATCTACTTGGCTGATTGATTGGACATTTAGCATTAGATCTGTTATCGCATCCTTACTTGCTTTCTGATGCTCCTTAATTAAGTCTAAAAACTCTCTCGTACATGGATTTTCCATCCATTCTTCAAATTCTACGTATCTCATTCTGGCGGTCCTTCAGGAGGTACTTGGCCTTCCGGAGGCATTGCTCCTTCTGGAGGTAACCCACGTTCTGGGGGTGCTCCTTCTGCTGGAGGCTGCCCTTGCTGCTGCATCATCTGCATTTGTTTTTCATGTTCTTGCTGTTTAGCTATCTGATCCTGTTCTTGAACCATCTTAGCTGTTTCCATCTCTTGATCAATACCACGTTGGATAATGTCTAACTGAGATGTAAGCTCTTGAAGCTGCATTTTTTGCTCTTCTGAGCCTGCCTTAGCAAGTAAAGCCATAGCATTAGCTTTGTACTGTAAAATCTGAGCCTCGGCTAACTGAGCTTGAATAAAGACTTTTTGTTTTTCTATTTCTAGACGTGCGCCTTCAATGTTAAGCTTCTGACCTGCTTCTTCCATGTCAGCTTGTAACTTCAAGACTTCTGGACTTGGTGGAGCACTCTGTTTTTCTTCTGGCGTATACAATACGTCTTTTATGCCTGGAATATTAATTCGATCAATTATAAGACTAGTTATCTTCTCGAGATTTACTCCAGGGAGTGCCCCAACTTGTTGTAATAAACCTACTTCGGCCATCTTTTGTTGGCTCGACGCTAGATTAGGATCTGCTGTAGGCATTACGTCAAAGGTCTCTAGATTAAAGTCATTCTTGACGTTAGCCAAGGTATCATTGATAATATTACGATACTCTTGGTTAGTCAGATATTGGTTGTTTAATCTGAACCGGTGATTTAATTCTTTACCTAATGACCTGTAAACACTTTTATTGATCAATGTAGCTGCTTTTCTACCTTCTTCTTGTAATGCTAATGTAGCACCAGTCTTTGCATTTTCTGACGACTGAGTACCATTATTAATCTCAGCTGAACTGGTCAAATCTCGGCATACATCGATCAATAACGATAATAGGTTGTACAAGACTTGTGATGGCTCACCGAAATCTATTGGTAAGATACCATCTTTTAAAGTCATGCCTGTAGAAGTCTTTATAAGTTGGAACTCACCTGGTCTATGGTTAGTTGGTCCTTTCTTGACCGTATTCATGCGGGCATCCATAAACCCACCTTTCATGTTAGCTAATTGACCAGCGTCTAACAACTGGTTAATTGTTGAGTTAGCAGACTCTGTCAAGTGTAACAACAATATCCCAAAGCCTACAGACTGGAAACAGCCTTTAGGATTCTTTAGAAAGTGAAAATCTTCGTAGACTTCTTCTTTATTTATATAACAGACTTGATCAACCTTTTCTTCGTCAGCATATATATCAGTTTCTGAGTACTGAGCTACTAAGCGAAGCAATTCTTGAGACTCTGTAGCGATTGTTGCTATATACGGCTCTAGATATCCATCCTCGTCTAAGTCTAGGTACATGCATTGTTCAATACCTAAGATATCAGAATCAAGGGGATCATCATTTTTAAGCTTCTGTATCCGTTCTACAGCTTCTTTACAGAATACAGTCACACCATCCTCAGATTTATTAGAGTTTTCTACTAGAGTATTAAGTCTCCAGCACATTTTGTGGGTGATACGCTTAGCATCTACTAATGATTTAGTCTTAGCATTAATAATTAATTCATCTGGCTGACAGATTTCAGATTTAATCTGTTTACGGACTGGGTCATAGTACGTCTTTTTACAAATAAAGCCAACAAGAGCTAGACGTAACATCAACATGTCTAACTGGTCAGCCCATTCAGAGTTCTTTAGCAATAATTGCCAGTTCATGAAATCAGATGTGCGAATAGCAGCTAACTTCTGAGCTTCCGTAGGTTTAATACCTAATACCTTAGTTTTGACTACTTGATCGTCTTTAAGAATCTCAGGTACGACACGAGCCGCGAACTCATAACATGCTTTAGTGATGATTGGTAGTTTGACATTAGCTGAATTAGGTAACGGAACATTCTTTTTACCGGCTGTTAAACTTGCAAGCTCTTCGACTTTCTTGACATCAGACAACCATTCAGACATAGAATTGAGGTCATCTTCATAGCCATTAATAGCTTTATGTTGAATCTCATATTTCTGTTCATCAGTCAACTCGTCAACAAGGTTGACCATCTGACTGTACTTTTTAAGTTTCTTGACTGACATTAGTTACCTATTAATATCCAGTGACAGAAGATCGACCTGTATCAAATTGGTCATCATCGTCTGATTGTTCCTGTGATTCTTCGTACTCAGCTTTAGATTCTGCGACTGAATCAAATACAGTCAGACAGTATCTCATTGCATCTAATATATGATCTTGTTGGTTCTTAGCGGGTTTGTTAGGGTTATTACTATCATAGTGATAAGTCCTGTACTCTGATAAGATCTGTGTACAGTTATCCATAATCTTTAGCTGTCCTGATTCAAACCAAGCTCTGATCTTCATTAACCAAGCTAATTCATCTCCACTTGCAGCTGTAAGATTTAACCCTTGAGTCTGAAAATAACTCTGGACTGTCTCACCAGTATCTCTAGGTTTACATGCTTCATGTGGATCGATACCACCTTGTAACCACTTCCCACGTGCTCTAAAAGCTTCTGCGTGTATCAGATACAGGACGTGTCTTTGTGTCTTGTATTCATCATATACATAATAAATATTTGTATCTGGGTCTTGTGCTATCCAGCAACCACCAAAGTTCTTTTGGCCTGGATCCATTCCGTAACAGCGTTTCCAGTAAGAAGGGATCTCCATCTTAGGAACTACTATATCAGACTCAGGTGTAGGAAAGATTCTACCAGATCCTGCCGCTGCAAACCCTTCAGTACGGGCTTGTATATTCTCTGGGTCTGTCAGCTCCCACTGTTTAATAGCGGAGGCTTTCCATTCTTCGTCTAAATGTGGGCTATTTGACCAGCCTATACGCGCTGTGTACTTAGATGGATCATCTACATGGAGACCATCTTCTGGGAATATCCCTTGAGGGACAAACGTCAGATATACGTCGCGGAAACCGTCTGTCGGTGTAAAGGTAGCCAAGAAGTGACCAGGCTTTGCTCCATCCTTACCCCGTAACCGTGCTACACACTCACCAAAGATCTTACCATCTTCAGGCTCTTCATCGAACCCTATCCAGTTCTTAGTCGGGCCTTGAAAGCTTTTCCAGCCTTGTTCATATGACATGAATTCACAAGTAGACCAACCATCAAAAACACCATTGGTATAATGTCTGACTCTGAACTGTCCAATACAGTTAGCTGTACCTTGCATTGCCCACTTCTGGAGATGACCTGAATCATCTGTCATATCATCACGGGCTATAACCCCAGTCCCGAAGTCATCATCACCGATCCCACCGAAGAGGATTTCTTGTAAACCTGCTCTTAACGCCTTAGCGTCTAATCCGCAAAGCCATGCGGTTATCGGACCTGTAAACTTATGACCTTCCCACCAAGCTGGATATTTACCGGACATATGGTAGTATGATTCTAAAGCTAACCAGAGACTCTTACCTGAACCATTCCCCCCGACCAGTGCCCTAAGTCTATGTTTCTTACCAGCACGCATCAGCTCCATCTGCTTGGGGTATTTATCCCTTGAGTACTTACCCTTATCTGGGAAGTAGGTCTTAGCTTTGTTGTATTTAAACTTTTTGTCTAATGCATCAACTGCTGTAGCAATTTCAAGGAGTTGATCTTTATTCAGTTTATTGAGATCCATCTTCGTCCTCGTCTTGTTCTTCTTTATGTTCTAAGACTTTGACTTCTTCAAACTGTACATCGACTGGTAATCGTTGCATCTTAGCTTGAATAAACTCGATCAAATCTGATTCTGACTTCCCTTCTAATACGTTGATACTACCAATATTGACTTGGGTACCTTGGTTAGGGAGGAGGTTTAATTCTTCTTTTGCAATAGCTTGGAAGAACTTATAACCTTTGTCATTACCTTTAAGCCAACGCTTACGAGCTTCTCGGAAGTAAAAAGCCTTACGGGCTTGTTCACCTAATCCAATCGCCTCTTCAAATTCTGGGTAGTTCTTCTTCCACTTATAGAACAGGTCTCTAGAGATACCGAACTCAGTGTATATCTCACAGTTTGCAAGACCTTCTGACATAAGTTTCTGAACTTTATCACAATGATAGGGAAACTTATACTTTTTCATAGATTCTTTATTTTCTCAGTGTCTTGATGTACAATAAACTCATCCAGTTATGTGCGTTGTACTGATTTAATTCGTGTTTTGTGGGCTTCCAGTACATCTTTCCATCTCTGGGACTCAGCCACTCATCGCCGTATTCTTTTTCATGAGGTAGTTCATCGTATCTACCTTTTTTGAGCTTTTGTCTGACTTTTGTTCTTTTAGCTCGGTTCTCTTGGCTTCGGTAAGCTTTCTGCCCACCAGAACTACATATACCCCCGACGGGGTGTTTCTTATAAGATCTTGACATATGACCTCTACTTATTAGTAAGCAGGAAGTCGTAAAGCTTTGTTAATGTTGCTTTAATTTCTGCTATGTCTTCTCTGACAGGTGCTAGTTTGTCATTAACTATTTGATTTACTTCTTCTTTAGTTACACAATGTTCTAGCTTACTTTCTAATGCCGAGATCCGATTTAGGTGGATCTTGACTAAAAACGTCATAAAACCAATAACAAACGGAATAATAATGTATAAGATCTGGATCAAGACTTCCATGTTATTTTCCTTTTATTTTCTCATACGTCCTCAATCCGCCTAGTCCTAACATACCCATCAAGACTGTAACCATGGTACCTATATCGAACTCTGGGGTAGGAACATGATGCCCAAAAACCTCAGATACAAACAACAAGATAGGTAATACTACGAACTGCCAAGCAAATGCTGAGGCACAGACCCAACCTACACAAGGTCTCCAGCCAGCTACAAACAAATTAGGATGCGCAGCTTCAGCAGCGTTGACTTCCATCTGACCAGTCATGAGTTTTGTCAGATTCTCATCTTTTTGCATTTCTGCGATGAGTTCTAAGCGCTGCTGTTCTGTCTTATCTGGCCAGACTCGACTGATTATTGTATTTATTAACCCAAAAATATCTGGCATAGCTTAGACCTTATTTACATATAGCGTTTAAACTTAATTCTAGCCCCGTAGAGGCGTTTTCCTGATTTATTAGTAGTGCCCTAGCCTTTAGGCTTTCAGACGCCCCAGACGTGTCTAAAACCTTGTCTGACGGTTTTACAATCCTGAGTAGCTTTTGTACGGTTGTAATACTATTACTTGTTGTACAGTGTACTGAAAGTACGGCTTGCCAAATTTGTACCCTAGTCTAAAGC